GTGGCGTTTCATCCGCGAGAACGGCGGGCACCGCGTCGAGTGCAAGAGCCACATCAATCACGTCACCGCGCACGCCCTGCTGCGCATCATCGACTTCACCAACGAGGCGCGGCTGAAGCAGTACGGTACCGACGGCGCAGACTACTTGCAGTTCGCCAAGGTGTGGCCCAAACAAGAGCCGCGCGTCACCGGGGAGGCGAACGCGCGGCAAGTTAACGGGTCCGGCGGGGGTTAGATCGCCGGACCCGACACGGTAATACAGTAAACCACATATAAGTTGCGTTACGTTCCTGACACAATGGCATGAAATCCACAGCCATGTTATGACCGCATGGCAGCAACCGGGGAGACGAGCATGGGCATCGAAGGCCAGAACAATCCCGGCCAAGGCACTTCCGACAATCCAACACCGCGAGTAACCGACCGCGTCACCCCGCGCGTGACCCCGCGCGTGACCCCGGTCGGCAAAGCCGCAGAGTACGGCAGCGGCGAGCCGAAGGGCTTTGACCCGGAGACGGACTGATGTGCTTCGGGGGAGGCGGATCATCATCGGCACCGCCAGTCACGCCAGCGGCACCACCGCCGCCACCCTCCAAGATGGACGAAGGCGCGGCGGGCCGACAGGCCGCCGTCGACCAGATACGCGCGGCGCGTGCGTCCGGCTTCCAGTCGACTGTCGGGCCTTCGGGCCTCGCGGGCGTGCAGGACAGTTCGAGCAAGCCAGCCAAGACCTTGCTGGGGGCGTGACCATGCACAGGCCCGGCCATGTGCAGGCGCTCTACTGCTTCGGCGGCGGCGGCGGATCATCGCAACCGGCCCCGGCACCCGCGCCGAACGTCGGCGTGGTCAACGTCGACAAGGTCGCGGGCGATCCCTCGCAGGCTTACAAGTTTCGCGGCGGGCCAGCAGACCCGAACACGACCGGACGCATGGGCGGCGGCCTGCTCGTCGACAGCGCCAACAAGGCGGCGGCCAAGCAGTCGCTCGGCGGTACGTGATGTGCGGGGCCAACATACCGGGCAGCGGCATCGCAGGCGGCGGGCAGATGTACAACGCCGACACGGGGGCGGCGCTGCCGATGCCGGAATATCCCTACATGGGGTTCTACAGGACCGATCCCGTTACCAACAAGGCGCTGCCAGAGGAAGTCGCGCGGCTGACCGGCGGGGCCACCGCCGCCCGGACCCCCGATACCGGGCCAGCAGCCGTGCCGATTGCGCCGGTTGCCACCGTAGCGCCGCTGGGGGCAACAAGCGGCGGCGTTCTTAGCCGGAGCGCAGGCGGCGATCCCGCTGCCCTGCGCAAGACCCTGCTCGGAGTTTAGGAGGCGACCATGTGCGGCGGACGTCCATCGTATCCGGCACCGACACCACCCCCGGCACCACCGCCTATCGTCACGCCGATCACGCCCGTGACCGAGGGCCAAGCGGCGGGTGCGCCGTTCGATACCCGGTCAGCGGCAGCGGGAGGCCCGGCGGTCGGAACGCTGGGCGACAGCACCAACAAAGTTACGCAGAAGACGCTGCTGGGTGCGTAATGCCGGACATCAAGCCCGCCGGATGGTTCTGGGGGACGTTCCTGCGCTGGCTCGATTTCGGCGGGGTCTATACGCCATGGGGCATCTACCTGCAGCCGAAGTACTTCAACAACCGCTCGCTGCGCCGCCACGAACTCTGTCACTGGCTGCAGCGCCAGCGCGACGGCTTCGTGCGCTACTGGCTGAAAACGTTCTGGTATCTGGTCTGGTACGGCTATAACAACTCGCCCTACGAGGTCGAGGCAAGAGAGGCGGCACGCCGTGGCGGCTGACGTCGAGAAGCTGATCGCACGCTACAATCACCTCGACAGCGACCGGGGCAACTGGAAAAACATGTGGGACGATTGCGCCCGCTATGGCGCACCGCGCCGCATGGGCGCGCAGGGTCCGCGCGCCGACGGCGACCGCCGCATCAGTCCGCAAATCTTCAACCCCATCGGCATCCAGTGCGTGCAGACCTTGGCGGCTGCGATGCACGGCATGCTGATGAACCCGGCGACCAACTGGCTCAACATCCGGCTGGCCAACGAGGCGCTGGACGAGCAGGAGAGCGCCAAGCACTGGACGAACGGCGTGTCCAAGGGGATTTCCAACGCGCTGTCCTCGCCGTTCACCGCGTTCCACTCGCAGGCGAACCAGTTGCTGGAAGACATGGCGAGCCTCGGCACGGCGGTGATGTACGTCGGCCAGCAGAAGAAGGGCCACATCTTCGTGCGCACCTACCCGGTGTTCGAGTGCGTGGTGGCGGAGAACGAGTACGGCTTCATCGACACGGTGATGCGCGACAGCATGTATACCGTGCGCAGCATGGTCGACATCTGGGGCGACAAGGTTTCGCCGAAGGTGACGGCGCTGTACGACAAGGGCAGGTACGACGAGAAGTTCAAGGTGCTCAACGTCTGCTCGCCGCGCGAGGACAAGGACCGCGCCTACGGCAGCAAGACCCCGGCGAACATGCCCATCGCCATCTGCTACATCGAGGAAGGCGAGCAGCACCTGCTGGAGGAAAGCGGCGTCGAGGAAATGCCGTACGTGGTGCCGCGCTGGTGGGTGATTTCCGGGGAGGTGTTCGGGCGCTCGCCGCTGATGACAGCTTTGCCGCAGGTCAAGGTCGCCAACGCTGCAACGCGAACCGTGATGCGTGCGGCAGAGAAGGCAGTGGACCCGCCGCTGACCGTACCGCACGAAGGCCTTGTCGGACCAGTACGCCAGTACGCGGGTTCACTGACCTACCTGCGCAACAAGACCGAAATCGGCCAGATGCCGACCTCGGCGCAGTTGCCCTACGCGGGCGAGTACATCGCCAAGCTGGACGACGCGATCAGGACGACGATGTTCGTCGATCAGGTGCAGTTCGTCGGCGACTTCAAGATGACGGCAACGGAAGTTATCCAGCGGCAGACAGAGCGCATGCGCCTGCTCGGCCCGGTGCTGGGCCGCCTTGAGAACGAGTTCTTGAACCCGCTGGTCGAGCGGGTGTTCGGCATCATGTCGCGGATGAACGCCTTCGAGCAGCCGCCCGATGAAATCCAAGGCGCGGACATGCGCATCGAGTATTCGTCGCCGCTGGCGCGGGCGCAGAAGTCGCAGATCGCGCAGGGCTTCGAGCAGGTGATCGCTGTGCTCGAACCGCTGGCCAAGCTGGGGCCGGACGTGGCGCAGCAACTGTTCGCGCCCATCGACATGACCAAGGTCACGCCGATGCTGTTCGACTGGTTCGGCGTCGACGACGCCATGCTCAAGACCGACGACCAGACCGCGCAGATGGGCCAGCAGGCGAACCAGAAGAACATGATGGCGATGATCCCGATGCTGGCCAAGGCGTTCAAGGATGCGGGCGGCGGCACCGACAGCCTCGCCTCGGCGGGCAAGCAGGCGGTCGAGACGGTCGGGCAGGCGCAGCAGACACCGCCGCCCTCGGTCGGGCAGGGTCCGCCACCGGCACCGTCGGCCACGCCGCCGCTGGTCCCGCCGCCACGCGGGCAGGGCGCACCCGGAGGCCCGGGCGGCATCGACATCCCCTCGATGATCCAGTCGGCGGTCGGCGGCGCGCAGCAGGCGTACCGGCAGTAAGCGATGGCGGAGAAGAAGCAGCGATACGACGACCGCATGCGGCTGCAGGACTACCGCGCCGTGTTCGGGTCGGGCGAGGGCCAGCGGGTTCTCCACGACTTAATGGCGCGGCACTACCTGCTGGGCTCGACGCTGTCGGCTGATGCTATTAGCATGGCGCATGCGGAGGGGCAGCGCGAGGTGGTGCTGCATATCCTCCGGTATATGCAGATGACACCATCGGACATCCCGCAGGCGCGCATCAGCATGCTGGAGCAGTTTGAACTCGAAATAGGAGACGAGCCGCCGTGATGCAGGATTTCCACAAGCTGCAGGCCCGCCTCGACCAGATGGGCCTCGAACTGCTGGCGCGCGCCGCCAACCTCGACGTGCTGGCCCGCCAGATCGACGAACGCACCATCGCCCTCGATCATCGTGAACGCGACCTCAACATGCGCGAGGACGACGTCATCATGGCTTGGGAGCAAATCAAGAAGGAAGCAAGGCAATGCCAGAAGACCTCCTAGGTGTTGACCCCCCGGCAGCGCCGCCTGCAGCGGCAGCACCGCCTGCTGCGCCGCCGCCTGCAGCGCCTGCAGCGGCTCCTGCAGCGGCTGGAACGCCGCCTGCCGCGCCCGCAGCCCCGCAAACCCCGCCGTCGCTCGGGACGGACCCGCAGCGCGAGTTCCTGAAGACGCTGCCGAAGGACCTGCAGGAGAACGCTTCGCTGGCGCGCTACTCCAACCCGGAGAGCCTTGCGCGCGCTTACGTCAACCTTGAGCGCACGCTTGGCAGCGACAAGGTGCCGATCCCCAAGGACCCCAACGATCAAGAGGCATGGGACCGCTACTACGTCGCGGGCGGGCGTCCGCCGGAACCGCAGGGCTATTCGTTCGAGAAGCCGCAGGCCATGCCGGAAGGCGTGTACTGGGACGAGAGCATGGAGGGCTGGTGGCGGCAGGCCGCGTTCCAGTCGGGGCTGTCGCAGCGCCAAGCGCAGAAGCTGGTCGACCAGTACCGCGACCGCTACGTGGCGCAGGTCGACATGTACAACAGGTCGGTCGACACCGACGTGGTCAAGGGCAAGGCCGAACTGCAGCGCGACTGGGGCTCGGAGTTCGAGGCGCGCCGCGCGCTGGCGCGTGCCGCCTACCTCGAAATGCCGCCCGAACTGCAGAAGTCGGCCAAGGACAGCGGGCTGGCGCGCATGCCCGCGTTCATCAAGTACCTCTACCAGAACAAGGTGGCGACGACCGGCGAGCGGCAACCACGACCGCCGGGCGAGGCCGCCGACAACTCGCCGGACAACCTGCGCAACAAGATCGCGGCTTTCCGCAACACGCACGACGCGGCACTCAAGGACGCCAGCCATCCCGACCACGATCTGCGCCTGCGTGAACTCACAGACCTGCACAATCGGTTGTTTGTCGAAGCCCCGGCGGCGTGATACAGAAGGGCGTTGCGGGCACTCGGCTTCCGATCCGCAACGCCCCCTAAAATCGGATCGCCTTACGGCGGCACTCCGGCAGACTTTGAAACCCAAGTCGACCGGAGGACCGCTTGTCTAATTTCCGGCATGGTCACAAGCGTGTGGGTAGGGCGACGCCCGAATACAACGCTTGGAACAACCTGAAAAAGCGTTGCTACGATAGTTCTTCAAAAGACTACAAGAACTATGGTGCGCGCGGCATCACGGTTTGCGATGAATGGCTGAACTCATTCAGCGTGTTCCATGCTGCCATCGGCAAGCGTCCAACACCCCAACACACGATAGACCGGATTGACAACTCGCTTGGTTATCAACCCGGCAACGTGCGTTGGGCCACCCGCGATGTTCAAGGGAAAAATCGTCGCAATGTCCGGCGCTATTGGGTCGGCGAACTCGACTACACGCTGCCCGAAATAGCCGAACTCTTTGGCATCGCTTATTGGACCTTGCGCGCTCGCCTGCTTCGCCTCGGCTGGACGCTGGAGCGAAGCCTAGGCGTAGTGTCGCTAGCATAGGAAATTAGCTATGAGCTTTCAAATTACGACGGCATTTGTTGAGCAATACAAAGGGAATGTTGCTCACCTCGCGCAACAGAAAGGCAGCAGGCTCAGGTCGGCTGTCTCGACCGAAAGCGTGGTCGGCAAGACCGCGTACTTCGAGCAGATTGGTCCGGTCGCGGCGCAGGTCCGCGTCTCCCGCCACTCCGATACTCCCCGCATGGATACCCCACACGCCCGCAGGCGCGTGGCACTCGTCGATTACGACTGGGCCGACCTCGTCGATCAGGAAGACAAAGTCAGGATGCTGATCGACCCCGCCTCGCAATACGCGCAGGCCGCTGCTTGGGCGATGGGCCGCGCCATGGACGATGCGATCATTGTCGCAGCCACGGCCACGGCGAACACGGGCGTCGATGGTTCGACGCTCACGCCCTACGACACCACGATGACCATCCCGATCACGGTGAAGGACCCGGCAGCCTCGGCAGGCAGTTGGGGCCTCAACGTGCAGAAGTTGCTGGCGGCCAAGGAAATGCTCGACAGCAAGGACGTCGACCCGGACGAGGAACGCTTCATCGCCTGCCCGGCGCGGCAGATCACCTCGATCCTGTCGACCACCAAGACCACGTCCGCCGACTACAACACGGTCAAGGCGCTGGTCGAGGGCAAGCTGGACACCTTTGTCGGCTTCAAGTTCATCCGCATCCAGCGCACCACGCTGGACGGCTCGGGCAACGACAACGTGCTGTACTGGACGAAGTCGGGCATCAAGCTGGGCATCGGCAAGGACGCCTCCGCCCGCATCAGCGAGCGCGACGACAAGAACTACGCCACGCAGGTCTTCTATTCGATGATCATCGGGTCGACCCGCATGGAAGAAACCAAGGTCGGCATCATCACCTGTTCCGCGACTACAGGACCCGGCATCTAAATCCTCACGAGGGCGGCGTGACGGCTTCCACCCCGTTACGCCGCCAGCAAATGCGAACGCCAGCAATAGGGCTCGGCGTCTAGCAACAGGAGGCCATCATGGCCGTCGTTAATGCCAAATCCCCCGGCGTTGCCAACGCCGACGCAGCCGTACAAACGCTTTCCCCGAACGCCACCTCGGAAGGCAAGGCCGCCCACATGGTCGGCACCATCGCCAAGGCTGCGTCCGACAATGACGGATCGACCTACCGCATCGCGCGGGTTCACTCGTCTTGGCGCATCCTCTCCATCCTGCTGTTCAACGACGCCTTTGCGGCGGCTGCGGCGTGGACCGTCGGCCTCTACCGCACGGCGGCGGACGGCGGCGCTGTCGTCCTCGGCAACGCCTATACCTCGGCGCTCGCGCCGACGGCGGCGAACCAAGCCGGGCAGGAAGTGTCGTTCGGTGCCAACCGGCTCGGCTCGAAAATCGGACAGCAGGTGTGGCAGGACGCGGGCCTCACCGCCGACCCCAACCTCTGGTACGACGTGGTCGTCGTCGCAGGCACGGCGGGCGCGGCGGCGGGCAACATTTCGTGGAACATGGAATACGTGAAGTAACCTGCCACGGCAGGGGTCAAAAGGTCGAACATGCCCGCGTCGACACTTCCGATCACCGACCTTGGCATCGCCAACCTTGCCCTGATCGACTTGGGCCAGCCGACGCTGGCTGTCGCTGACAGCACATCGAAGGCTGGCCGCCTTTTTCTCACCAGCTACGAGCCCACCGTTCTGGAAATGCTGCGCTCGCACCCGTGGCGCTGCTGCCGCGCGCAGGCGCAACTGGCCTCCGACCCGACCGCCAAGCCGCTGTTCGGCTACGCGCTGGCCTTCCGGCTGCCTGCGGATTTCGTGCGCACGGTGTACGTCGAGGGCACCAATGACGGCGACGTGTCGAACAACATCGAGCCGTTCGCCCGGCACGGCCAGTACATCCACTGCAACATCGAGGGCTTCCGCTTCACCTACATCGCGCGCAAGCCAACCGACGAGTTCGACCCCGGGCTGGTGGCGACCATTGCCGCGCGGCTGGCGTGGCGCTGGTGCAAGCCGTTCACCGACAGCGCCAACGACGTGAAGATGTATCAGCAGGCCTTCGCGGAAATATCCGCCGACGCCAAGTTCGCCGACGCCATGGACGGCTCGCCCGACATCATGCCGCTGTCCACATGGGAGCAGGCACGTCTGTCTGACGTGTGATGGGCACCGTCAACAGCATCCTGACCAACTTCACGGCTGGCGAAATATCCCCGCGCATCTACGGGCGGGTCGACCTTGCCAAGTACCAGAACGGCGCGCGCGAACTCACCAACGTGGTGGTGCTGCCGCAGGGCGGCGCGCGCAAGCGCGGCGGCACGCTCAACGTGTCGACCGTCAAGGACAGCAATCCGAACTCGATCCTTGTGCCGTTCGTATTCTCTACGACGCAGGCCTACATGCTGGAGTTCGGCCCGGGCTATATCCGCTTCTTCAAGAACCAAGGCATCATCTTCGACGTGCAGAGCGCCATCGTCGGCATCACGCGGGGGGTCACCACCACCATCGCCTGCGCCGCCGCGCACGGGCTTTCCACCACCGACCGCGTCATCTTCACCAACATCGGCGGCACGCACCAGCTTAACAACCGCGAGTTCACGGTGACCGGCGGCACGGCGACGACGCTGGTCATCAACGTCGACAGCCGCACCTACTCGCCCTACACAAGCGGCGGCGTATCCTCGCGCATCTACGAGGTGGCGACCCTCTACTCCGCGCAGGACATCGCCACGATGACCTTCACGCAGTCGGCGGACACGCTGTTCCTGTTCACCTCGAACTGGCCCATCACGCTGCTCAAGCGGCTGTCGCATGCGTCATGGACGCTCAACACCGGCAACGTCGAGGAAGGCCCCTTCCTCGACATGAACATCAACGACGGCATCCGCGTGTCGCTCGACGTGGCGAGCGGTTCGGCGGTGATGACGTTCAACTACCCGATGCTCAACGACGCGCATGTCGGCTCGCTGTGGCGCATCTGGGAGCAGTCGAACGGCTCATCCTTCGGCTATGCGACATGGGCACCGGGGGCGACGGTCACCGTCGCGAACAACACCTTCTGGGAGTACAAGGGCAACGTGTACTTTGTGGTGTCGGGCGGCGGTGGCGTTATGGCCTCGACCGCATCCTACCCGACGCACACGCGCGGCATCGTCGACGTGTTCTACGGCACGGCGGGCGAAGTCGCGCAAATGAGTTACGAACATTCCGGCTACTGCGTGGTGCAGGTCACCGACGTCATCAACACGCAGCAGGCCTACGCCAACATCGTCAAGTACCGCACGCCCTACACCGCCTACTCCGCCCGGTCGTCATGGATGTGGCAGGAGGGGGCGTGGTCCGACTATCGGGGCTACCCGACCACCGCCACCTTCCACGAGCAGCGGCTGGTGGCAGCCAACACGGAATGGCAGCCGACGACGCTGTGGGGCAGCGTCATCGACGCCTACCTCAACTACAAGGACGGCGACAAGGCCGACCTGTCCTACAACTACACCATCAGTTCCGATCAGGTCGACGCCATCCGCTACCTGTCGACCACCAAGCGGCTGGTGGTCAACGCCACCTCGGGCGAGTACACGGTGGCGGCCTCGAACGCGAACGAGGCGATCACCTCGACCAATATCAAGGTGTCACGTGAAACATCGTTCGGCACGGCGCTGGTCAAGCCGGTGCGGGCCGGTCCCGCCATCCTGTTCACCCAGCGCAAGGGCAGGAACGAGAACCCGGCGCGCCGCCTGCGCGAGTTCGTCTACAACTTCCAGACCGACAGCTACGCCGCCCCCGACCTCACCATCCTGTCGGAGCACATCACCGCCCCCGGACTGATCCAAGGGGCCTACGTGGCGGTGCCCGACCTGATGATCTGGTACGCGCGCGCCGACGGCGACATGGTGGCGATGACCTACGAGCGCGACCAGCAGGTGGTCGGCTGGCATCACCACCAGATTGGCGGCGGCGGACTGGCGCGCGGGGTCGCCTCCATCCCGGGGCTGGGCGGTGACGAACTGTGGATGATCGTCGAGCGGGTGGTCGGCGGGCAGACGGTGCGGCATGTCGAGGTCGGCCAGCCGGGTCTGGAAGACGGTGCGGCGCTGGAGGACGGCTTCTACCTCGATGATGCGCTGCTGTACGTCGGGCCGCCGGTCACCACCATCACCGGGCTGTGGCACCTCAACGGCATGCTGGTCAGTATGCTGGCCGACGGCGTGCCCTACCACGGCAAGGCGGTGAACAACGGGGTGGTCACGCTCGACATCCCGGCCTCCAAGGTGCTCATCGGCTACAACTACACGGCGCGCATCAGGACCCTGCACATCGAAGCGGGGGCGCAAGGCGGCACCGCGCAGGGCCAAATCGGGCGCGTCTTTGAAATCACCGCGCGGCTGCAGTACTCGGTCGGCGGCAGCTACGGCACCGACCTGATGGCGGCCAATGGCGGGCTCGACCCGATCCCCTACCGATCCGCCGACGCGCCGCTGGAGACGGCGATCCCGCTGTTCTCCGGGGACAAGCGACTGCCGTTCGACGGCGAGTGGGACAGGGACAGGTATATAGTCATAGAGCATGCGGACCCCCTACCATTTACGCTCACAGCCTTGATAATCGGCCAGCGAGTTTCGGGGTAGGCCAATGTGCGTTGCAGCCCTTGGCGTCATCGGCGCTGTCGTTTCGGCAGTCGGGTCACTTGTCGGCGGCATGGCAGCGGCAGCGGGGGCGAGGCAGAAGGCCGACGCGGAGGCGCAGGCCGCCAACTATCAGGCGGCGGTGGCGCGCAACAACGCGACCGCCGAGGCCTACAAGGCATCCGAAAAAGGTCAGGACATCGCCATCAAGGGCGACTACGCGCTGGCGCAGCAGCGCGCGGCGTTCGCCTCGTCGGGCGCACAGGTATCCACAGGCACACCCGTCACCGTGTTCGGGCAGAGCGCGGGCCGCATCGCGGGCGACGTCGCCGATACCCGCTACGCGGGCGCGCTGGAAACACAACGCTGGCAGGATCAGGCAACCCTCTCGTCGATGCAGGCGATCAACGCCAAGAAGGCGGGCGACATCGCTGCGCAGGGCGCGATCATCGGCGGCATCACCGGGGCAGCCGGGGGACTGGTCAAGGGCTTTGGAGGCGGGAGCGGAGGCGGTCAGTCGCTGACCCTGTTTAGCTGATGGTGAAAGTGCCGACATGGGAGCAGAGCGTCTCCGACTTGCCGGGTGCAAGCAAGACGCCGTTTGCCACCCCGGAAGCGTTCGGTTCGGAAATCGGCACGGCGCAGGCCAGCGCGGGCAAGGCCATCGCAGGCGGACTGGAAACCCTCGGCGGGGCGCTGACCCAGCAGTTCGACGAGCAGGAGGCGCTCAAGGGCAAGTCGATCCTGTCCGACCACGAAGCCGCCGTCACCGCCTACCGCACGCAGCTTGAGCGCGACACGCCGCCGGATCAGGTGTCGACCATCCCGAAGGCGGTGCAGGACTTCGCCACTCAAGACTGGAACACGCGGCGGCAGGGCGTCAGCGGCAAGTTCCAGAACCAAGCCGACACCACGGCGCACGTCTACCACAACAACGTCAACACGCAGTTGAACACGCAGACGCTGGCCAACAAGGACAAGTACACCGAACTGCAGATCGACGGCACGGTGGAGAAGCAGAACAGCGCGCTGATGGCCAACCCCGGGCAACTCGACGGGGCCATGGGCATCGTCAACACCTCGGTCGACGAAACCAACCTCAACCCGTTCGTCAAGCGGCAACTCAAGATCAAGTACGGCACGCAACTCTACGACAGCGTCAACAAGGGCTACGTCGAGCGGATGAAGAACGAGCCGCTCAACACGGCGCTGGCCGACGAGGCGGAGGCGTTCCGCAAGAACGGCGCGGCGCAGATCAGCAAGGGCCTCAACATTCAGGACCTGCCGCAGACCACGCCACCGGCTGGCGGGGTCAGCCAGAAGCGGGTCGATGCCATCGACAAGACGCCTGTCGGCGCAGTGGCGGAGAAGGCGGCGGCGGCGACCGGCGTCGATCCCAACACGCTGAAGGTGGTGCTGCACATCGAAAGCAGCGGCAACCCGAACGCAGTCACTGGTCGGAACAAGGGTGCGGGGCAACTGTCCGACGACATCTTCCAGAAGTACGGCAAGCCCGGCGGCAACATCTTCAACGCGGAGGACAATGTCTTCGCCACAGCCCGCGAACTGGCGGACTTCAGCGCCCAGTTTGCCAAGGCGCACGATGGCCGCCCGCCGACGGCGACAGAACTCTACCTGATGCACCAGCAGGGTTTCGCGGGGGCGGGCGCGCATCTTGCCAACCCCGACGGCTTGGCGTGGCAGAACGTGCGCAAGTTCTACGGCAGCGATGCCGTCGCCAAGATCGCAATCTGGGGCAACATGAGCAAGGAGGCGAAGGCGGCGGCTGGCAGCGTTGAGAATGTCACCAGTCGCGACTTCATCCACGCGCAGGACAAGTGGGTCAGCGGCGGTGCGGGCGTGACAGACTTCAAGGGTCCTGTGCGCCCCGACCATCTGGCGGAGGCCGACAAGGCGCTGACGATGACCCCGCTGGAGCGGGACCTGTACCGCACGCACCTGAAGAACCTGTACGGACCCGGAGGTGTCGATAATCCGCCGGACATCAAGAACCCGCAGGGGTCACGCTCGACGCTGTTCGTCACCACCGCCACCATCGACGACAAGGTCTACCTGATCCCGACCGTGAAGGATGGCCACATCCTCTCCACCGACGAAGCTATCGCGGCGGCGAAGAAGGACGGTCTGGAGAAGCTGCCGTCGTACAAGACTGTCGACGAGGCGCAGAAGCGTTACGACGCCATGCACGCCTTCATGGAGAAGGACACCGGGGACTACTTCGCGGCCAAGCGCGGCGAGACGCGGATGGTCAGCCAACCGACGGTCAAGCCGGGTACGGGCACGACGACGACGGGCGGAACCACGTCGAGGCCAGTCGTTATCCAGAACGCGCAAGGCAACTCGTTCGTGATCCCGACGGTGTCGAGCGACGGCAGCAAGGTTCTGTCGGACAGCGGCGCGGTCGCCCAGTTCCAGCAGACCGGGCAGCACATCGGCGTGTTCGACCAGTCCTCGGCGGCGAACGACTACGCCGACCGGCTGACGCGGGTCGAACAGCGGGCCGCCGTTCCGCGCACGGCTGACATCACGCAGGCCGCGCCGATGCTGGGCGAGACGCCAAAGGAAATGCAGGCGCGGCAAGATCACTGGGACACCCAGTTCCGCGCCGTGGAGACATATCGCAAGCAGATACAGGATCAGGCGAAGAAGCGCGCCAACGACGACCTCGGGCAAGAGGAAAGTTCGATCAAGGTGCATGGCAGCGCGGGCGTCAACCCGACGTGGACGCCGCAGGCGCTGGCCATGGTGCTGGGTCCGCGCGATGCCGAGGTGGCGCTGGACAAGCGGGAAGCGAACCTCAAGTTCAACGCCGCCACCTCGGGCTGGACCCCGATGACCGACCCCGTGCAAATGTCGAACGACCTCGAAACGCTCAACCCGAAGAACGTCAACCCGCAGTCGGCGGCCTTCACGCAGTGGGGCAAGAACTACGAGGAAGCACGCGCGCTGATGGTGAAGACCATGGAGAGCCGCGACAAGATGACGAAGCTGAAGGGCGACCTCGAAATGAAGAAGCTGATCGACGCCTCGCGCGACGGGCAGGTGACGACCGACATGATTGACGCCGCCAAGCCGTGGCTGTCGCACACCGAACTGTCGGCGGCTTACGTTCTTCGCGACCAGCCGCCGGTCCAGCGCAACGACACCGCTACCATCGAAATTGAAAACAGCGTGCGCACGATGCCGCCCGGCGAGTTCCAGAAGTACATCATGGGCTGGGTGGCGAAGAACAACGTCGGCAAGGACGACCTCAAAAGCTACGTCGAGCGCAACGAAGCCTACTGGGCGCAGGGCGTGCAGACGCCGATGGTCGACGCCAAGAAGTGGCTGGAAGACAAGATGACCCCGGGCATGTCCGGCATCGAGGGCTCGATCATGCGCGGCTCGATGGCGGACGCGCGTGTCGAACTCGACGACTGGGCGAACAATCCGCTCAACAAGGAGAAGCTGAAGGACCGCGCCATCGTCATGCAGCAGACGCGCGACATCTACGACCGCTACCGCATGGAGGGGCTCAAGCAGGTGCGGCTGGGGTTGCCGCTGTCGCCTTACTTCCCGCCCGGCACACACCCGGAGAACGTCGACGCGGCGGTGATCGCCGACGCCAAGGCAAAGCTGGCGCTCGACATGCAAAAGACCAACGACCAAGGGCAGCGACTGATGAGCGAGGCGGAAGCGCAGACACGTTGGCAGAATATCAAGGCGTGGCAGGACAGCATGACCGACGCGCAGCGGGGCGTGAAGCCGCAGCCGCAACAGCCCAAGCCAGAGCAGCCGAAGAAGATGAGCGCGCAGATCGCGCCGGTCGAGACGCCCGGGCCGCAGTTCGGCAGCCAAGCCGGACAGGCGGCTGACACCATCGAGCAGCCGCCGCAGGGGAACGGCTACGACAGGAACGCCATCAAGCCGGAAGACGTGATGCGCACACGCAACGCGACTGACCTGCAGGAGAACATCTGATGGCGGACAGCAGCGACAGCGTGTTCCAGACCAAGAACGGCGAGCGCGACACCTCGGCGACGATGCAGCGCATCCTCAACGAAATGTCGAACGGCACCGACCCGGCAGCGCCGCCGATGCCGCCGCCCGCGCAAGCTGGCGAACCGGGGCAGCCGTCCAAGCCGGACGCGCCCGCAGGCACGGCGAAAGCAGGCGTCAACGCGCCGCAGCACCTGTCCGACCTCGACACGGCGGACAAGATGAGCGCCTTCTGGGGCAGCTTCGGCCCGAAGGTGGCGAAGGACGTCGCCTATGGTGCGACCCTCGAAGCGCCGGGGCAGATCGTCGGCGGCGTGTTCGACTTCTACCGGCACGCCGGGCAGGCGGTCGGCGAGTTCGGCGACTTCCTCAACAAGCACCTGCCTGCCTCCATGGTCGGCACCCCGGAGGAACAGGCGCTGGAAGCGCAGAACCGCGCCAAAATAAGAGAACTGGCAGGCAAGGGCGAGTTCTCAAGCGAGAACGTGCTGGGCATCGGCGGCGCTCCGACCACCACCACGGGCGGCATCGTGCGCTCGATCAGCGAGTTCATGGCGGGCTACAGCCAGCCGCTGGCGCTGCTCAAGGCGGGGAAAATACCGGAGTTCCTTGCGTCTCCCGGGGCCGCCGGGATCAGCATGTTCCTCGGCACCGACCCGAACCAGCCGAACCTGACCAGCATGATCGTCAAGCAATACCCCGGGCTGCAGGGTCCGATCAGCGACGTGCTGGCGACCGGCGCAGGCGACAACGCCGCGCTCAACCGGCTGCGCCATGCGGCGGAGGGCTTTGCCGGGACGGTGGCGGCAGAACTCATTGTGCGGGGCATCACCGCCGTTGGCCGGTTCAACAAGGCCACCGAGGTGCAGCCGGGTGCGGCGGCACAACCGGGTGTCCCCCCGGCTGCCGCACCTGCAGACGCGCAGACGCAGCAGGCGCAAAGCCTCGTCGATGCAGTGGCCGGGAAGCCTCAGGCAGGCGTGCCGCCGGTATCGGTGGAGGTCGGGCCGCCAACTGGCGCGGGCGCGGGGATGGCGGGCGAGGGGCCTTCGGCCATGGGTGTGACCGGCAAGGGGCCGGTTTCTGAGACGCCCCCGGTCGCCGGGGCGGGCGAGGCGGCAGCGCCGCCAGCGGGTGCGCCCTCGTCGACGGGTGTGCCCATCAAGACGTCCTTGACGGAGCAGCCGCCGGGCGTCCAAGCGCCATTGACGAAACTCTCGACCCTGCCGGAGCCGTCGGCCAGTTCGATCAGTCGGCGCGGTATGCCGTCGACCAGCACGGGGCCAGCCACGACGGTCAAGTTCGATGAGTTATCGCTTGGCACGAGAAACACCTCTAACGCCATTATACGGCAGGGGACCACCGACAGCAATGCTCTATTAGCCGCAGGCGAAAAGGTTAAACCCGAACTGGAGCAGGCGCTGGCCGACGTTGCCAGCAATACCCCCGGGGTCGAGGTCGCCACCTCCGACGTCGCCCCGAACGGGGTTCGGGTCAAGACAGCACAGGGCGTTGCCGACAAGATCGACACCGGGCGGTCGCCCGAAGCCATCAGCGACTACGTTGCCGGGCGGCTGTCGGTCGACAGCCCGCAGGCGGCAGCCGACGCGCTCAATGATCTTGGCGACCGCTTCAAGGTGCTGGAGGTCGACGACAAGATCGCCAAGCCAATGGACGGCTACCGCGCCATCCATGTGCAGGTCGAGGTCGCGCCCGGCATGTCCGCCGAAATCCAGATCGTGCCCAAGGAAATCAACAAGGTCCAAGAACTTTTCCACAGCGAGTACGACGCCTACAAGCGCATCGTCAATCCGACGCCGGAACAGGAAGCCGCCATCAAGGTGTCGAAGGCGAAGGTGGCGCAGGGGATGGACGAGGCGTGGTCGAAACAGGCATGGGACGTGCCGACGGCGCAGGTCGGCGTGCCCGGTCAGGTCACCGGCAAGGCGGTCACCGAGGCCACGCTGGCGCAGAAACTGACCGACATCCGCACC